TATATCCTCTGGGACAGTCGTCCTGGTTCTTCGCGCCATCGTTTGGGGTTGCCGCTATTTTCCGCTTCCTACTTTTCCTCCAGGGATTCCATAACTGGACGCTCAACCCGTTCCACATGATGGGTGTCGCCGGTATCCTGGGTGGAGCATTACTTTGTGCTATTCATGGCGCGACAGTAGAAAACACGCTCTACGAAGATGGCGAACAGTCAAATACCTTTAAGGCTTTTGAACCCACGCAAGAGGAGGAAACTTACTCGATGGTTACTGCGAACCGTTACTGGTCACAGATCTTCGGTATTGCTTTTTCTAATAAGCGTTGGTTGCATTTCTTTATGCTCTTCGTTCCCGTCATGGGTCTCTGGACTAGTTCTATCGGTATTGTTGGACTCGCTCTTAATCTACGTGCTTACGACTTTGTATCTCAGGAGATTCGTGCAGCGGAGGATCCTGAATTTGAAACCTTCTACACCAAGAATATCCTCTTGAATGAAGGTCTCCGTGCTTGGATGGCACCTGCCGACCAACCACATGAGGACTTTGTATTCCCCGAGGAAGTACTTCCTAGAGGTAATGCGTTGTGATTAATTCATTTGGTTTCCTTGTACTCCGACTTTGTGTCGGAGTGCTTTTGATACATCACGGATTTGAAAAACTAAATGATATTGAGAACTTTGCAAATGCTTTTGTGAGACCATTGCATTTACCATTCCCTATCTTCTTGTCCTACATTGCTGCCTTCTCTGAGATCGCAGGTAGTTGGGCATTGATTGTAGGACTGGGTGCAAGACTTGGTGCTCTCTCTATCGTGGGTACTATGTCGATTGCTATCTACCACGCAGTCATGACTAGTGGATTCAACATCTATCTGTTGGAACTACTCGGTCTGTATTGGGGAGGTGCGATGTGTATCCTTCTCAACGGTGCTGGTATGTTCTCCGTCGATGAACTCATCAAGAGAACATTTGGTAATACAACTACAGTATTAAGACAAAACTTTAAGGCAATGTACTAATGGCATTCCTATACTTCGCACTCTTTGCCATCCTTGCAGGATCAGCTTTTGCATTGATGTATGCAAACATCCAAGCAATTAGTATGATGGATAGACCCATCAAAACTAAACGCCATCCAGAAGCACCTGAGTATGGTGAAGAGGTGATGTATGTAGATTTCTCTAGAGAAAAACTAGAGGAACTTTACAACAAAGATATTGATTGATATACTGAGGTGATTGAATCTCATATATAAATTATGAAAAAAAGTTATGACGATTCAAATTGGAGAAGAGAGTATCTGGCAATGAAAGTTCTGTCAGAACATGCTACTGATCTCCTTAATAACGGTGCCAAGTCCCTATCAGGGTCTTGGTATCTTGCTGCGATGTATAATGACTGGAAGAAGAAAAAGGGATATGATAAATTAGATCCCAAGGAGAATGAAGGTCAACATCAATCATCATTCAAAGAATGGAACAAGTCAATCGATGAATGAACACAGTATCCGCCCCCTAGCACAAGAGTTAGGGGGTTATCTATTAGGTCTACTTACAATTTCAATTCCGTTTCTTATACTACTATGAACAACTTCTCAGTCTATTCAAAGATTGGATGTCCCTATTGCACAAAAGTAATCAACGTTCTCAAGTTAGCTGAACAAAGTTACTCTGAATATAAACTTGGTAGAGACTTTGACAAACAAGAATTCTACGGTAGATTTGGTGAAGGTTCTACGTTCCCTCAGATCTCTGTTGATGGTAGATTGTTAGGGGGATGTGCAGAAACTGTTAAATATCTTAAAGAGAATAATTTGGTATAATGGAAGAAGAACTATACGATATTGTTGAACACGCTATAGATCATGTATTCTATGGTCGATATGTTCTCGATATGTATCAGTATCTAAGAGACACAAAGGTATCTAAAACAGTCATCGAACACTTCCTGATGAGTTGTACTGCCTCTGAGATTAAGTCCCTGGTCCTGGACCTTGAGGGATACTTAGAGGGTGGTGGTGATGATATGCATAGACAACTTAGGGAAGGTTACGGTCACCTAGGTAAGCCAGAGGGTCGTAAGATTAAGAACTACCTAGAGAAAATTTTAAGTGACGCGGAGAGGTACAAGAATGACAAAAGACCTGGAAGAAAAAGAAGGACCACTAAATAATGAAAAGTTAGACTCCCCTAACATGAACAGGGGGTTTGAACTTTTACTCAGAAATAAAAAAAGGAGAGAACCACCGAAGACTTTTCAGTTCAAGTTTGGAAAGATGGTATCATTCCTCAAAAGAGAGATCCATTTTTCTTTAGACATTCAATTTGACATAAGAAAAAAGGAGGGCTAACATGTTAGCAGTCACGCTTACATTTTCCGCAATCATTTCATTCATGTTTCTTTTAGTTGGAGGTGTTGTAGGATATCTTCTTAAGGAATATGCAATTGACAGAACCTCACAATACATCCCAATGCATCCTGAGATGTTTGATGAGAACGGAATGTTGATACCCGACGATGTTCTTGCTGTCAGATTTGAAAATCAAATTGAAGACTTTGAGTCTGAGGATTGACATCCCTGTAAACACAACCTATACTGATTAAAATGGCAACCAAATCATTCACCGTGAAAACTAAATTACCTCCTAATCCATTTGTTCATGAGATTCTGGAACAGGTATCTAAACAGAGAACAAAGGCAAAGAAGATTGAGGCATTGAAAGAGCATAGGAGTGATGCACTTGTGTCACTCCTTATTTGGAACTTTGATGACACTGTAATTTCCATGCTTCCTGATGGAGAAGTACCTTACGAGAGAAGTGAAGTACCTCTAGGAACTGACCACACATCTCTCCGTAAGGAGTACCGTAATCTTTATCACTTCGTAAAAGGTGGTAACGATAGTCTCTCCAAGACACGTAGAGAATCAATGTTCATCCAAATGTTGGAAGGACTTCATCCTACCGAGGCTGACATTCTGTGTCTGGTAAAAGATAAACTCCTTACTAGTAAGTATAAGATCACCCGTGCTATTATTGAAGAAGCATATCCTGATATTCAGTGGGGAGGTAGGTCTTGAGTGATAAGATCAACTTTCTCTATCAAGACTGTGATCCAACGGTTGCCGATGATAAGAAACTTCCGACTAGTGCATTTCTTGTAGAGTATCTGCAGGATGGTATTACCAAGTTTGATATCGTTACATCTTATAAACAAGTAGATATCTTTGATCATTACTGGGATAATTACCGTGGTGATTTTAAGAACATGACACAAGCAAAGGGAACAGTCAATCCAAAACTGTATGGTGTAGAACCAAAGAAACCTGAGAAGAAAAAGAAGTCATGAAGGGATTCGATATTAAATTTGAGGGGATTGACATGGACCCCGATCAGGTACAAGAACTTCTTAAAAAATACAAGAAGGTCAAGAAGTATCAGAAGACCAACCTGTTCGCTGTCAAGACCATGGATGGGACAGAAGATTATGTGTCCGAGCTCATCAAAGAAGGTGAGGATTACAAGACACTTGACTAAATAACTACAGCGGTCTATAATAGACCTGTCGTTCATCCCTCACTGAGAGGGACGCAAGTAAGTCGCGGAACGGAGCGTTCATCCCATGGTCGATTTCCTACTCTATTCTAGTTTGTTATGTGAAGATGCTGATGCTATTATGCTCAGGATTAGACAGAACGAAGAACTGAATAGTTTTATCAAATTGGAACTCGTTGATACAATTCAAGAGGCAACTCCCGATTGTCCATGGGACGCAAACGACTAAAGGAACGGACCTAAAAATCCAACTACTTTAGGAGTAAACTAATGAACACACTTAACCTCATTAGAAAGCAGATCCAAAAAGCATCTGCACTTCATGACGCACAGATTACTCACACTTCTTATCGTGGTGTAGAGTATGACACTCGTTGTGTAGAGTCTAAGGAGACTCACGGTACCTTCTGTTATCGTGGTCGTACTTACAGCAAGTGACACTTGTCACTCGGTTAACCATCTGTTATACTAGGGGGACTTGTCCCCCCTTTTTTGTATGGAAAAAGACAAACTCAAAATCATCGTAAGGAATCTGAGACTTCTAGTTGACGCATTGGAGTCTGAGGTGTATTCTGATGTTCAAGCTTACACAAAGGGTCTAGAGGAAGAACTTCCACCCCTCCCTGATTATGAAGAGGTATTTGAAGATGACGAATGATGACTGGCGCTACACTGAGGAGAGAATGAAACTCAGAGAACAGTGTCTTAAAGTTTTGTTAAATAGATATGGTGGTATCCGTATCGATCAGGCATCATACTCCACCCAAGACATCTACGAATGTGTAGACACTTGGATCTCACAGGGAAACAAGTTGAGTAATGGAATCGTTGCATACTTCAACGCTTACTTCAACCATGAAAACAAAAAAAGCAATCAAGTACATTCTTAAACACCCCGAGCTCTTTACGGAAGGGGAAAGGATGTATGTGGAAAGAGTAAAACAAGAGCGTAAACTTAAAAAGAAACAGAATGAATCAAGCAAAACTCATCTCAGTAACTCCTGATGCTGAGCAACACATAGCATACTGTGCTCGTGTTTCTAATCCAAACAATCAGGACAATGAGAACTTTGCAGGACTTCTCAAGTATTGTATTAAGCATCAACACTGGTCAATCTTTGAACAGGCTTTCATGAGTCTGGAAATTGAAACTACTAGGGGTATCGCTGCTCAAGTTCTAAGGCATCGTTCATTTACATTTCAAGAGTTCTCTCAACGGTACGCAAGTACCAATTTGCTGACTGCTGACATTGAACTTCCTGAACTTCGTCGTCAGGACACAAAGAATCGTCAGAATAGTATTGATGATCTTGATCCAGAGATTGTTGATAGATTGGAACGACAGATGGTCACACTATTCAGTTCCGCACAGAGTCTCTACAATCAAATGCTAGGGGCTGGAGTCGCCAAGGAGTGTGCTCGTTTTGTACTTCCTTTGGCTACACCAACCAGGATGTACATGACCGGTTCTGTTCGCTCCTGGATTCATTACATTGAACTCCGTTCAGCTAATGGCACCCAGAAGGAACACATGGACATTGCACTGTCTTGTAAGAACATCTTCAAGGATCAGTTCCCAGTCATTG